CGCGCACCACCCACCATTGCGAGCGCCGGAAATGCCCCCGAGTTCGGCGATAGGGTGCTGATCGATCCGTTTCCGTCAATCTGCATCCGCAAAAGACCAAACGTAAAAATACTGAATGCGGCCTGTCGGTTCGTGCCAATCGCCATCGGCGCTTGGCTTGTCACTTCAGCGCTTCCCGCCTGGAGTACGCGGCCAAAGCCGATTTGAACGCTAGTCACACCGGTCGATAGTGACAGCGTGTTATTGACTCCACCATCCGGGACGATCACGAGCGGCGCGGTGATGACCGTGCCCGGGCCGCTCAAGATGCTATAGAGTTCCGTGAAGTTCGCATTCACCTTCGTGAACGCAAGATACCCGGGATCACCCGTGCCGGTGTTCGGACCAATACCCGTCGAGATGATTTGCTGCGCCATTAGTCAAAGACCACAGTGAGTGCGTCTCCCCCTGCGGTGAGCGGTGTCGTGTCCGTATCGCCGCCGCCCTTGGTCGCCCACAAATACAAAAGGCCGCCATTGTTCAAAGGAAAATTAAGCGTGACGGCTTGACCGTTGGCGGGAACGGGGATGGTGAGCGATGGGATTGTGGTGCCAACCACCGGGGGCGCAAGGTTATTGCCGCTCCACCAGAGTTTGACGTAGAAGGCACCGGTTTCAACGGAGGATGCAAAGAGGGCGAGAAAGTCCGACGCGCCTGGAATGACAATGGCCGCAGGCGCACCGGTCCCGGTCGAGGTATGAAATGAGCGAGCCATTACTGGATCGCCGTAGGCAGTGCGGAGGGCCCTCCGTCGAGGACGACGCTACTACGAACCACAGTCATGACCGCCGTATAGGGCCCGAAGTTATTGAGCGGCACCGCCGTGACATTGCCGAAGATCAAAACAACTGTATCGCGCGCTGACACGTAGGCGCTCGACAAGATGAGCCCCAGTTGCTGGCCGATGAGCGTCACCGCGCACAGGTCATACAGACGAAGGCCTTTGACATTGAGCGTCACCGTGAACGCGGTGTTCGCGGCGATGACGGCGGGGACGGGAATATTGGGAAGAAAAATCTGTTGGACCAATTCCACGTTACCACGTGGGACGTCGGATGCACCTGGCATAAATTACTCCCAAAAAAAAGCGCCCCGGGGGATGGGGCGCTGAATGGCAGACAACCGTTTTACGAAATGTCGTAGCCGTAAATGAACACATCGGCCGTCGCAGCCGCAGCCGAGACTACGCCGACGTTCACGTAAAGGAAGTTCGAAGGTGTACCCGCTGGCCCCATGGTCGCGGTTTGCAAGGTGCCAGCGGTTGCCACCGTCTGCGTCGCCCAGGCCTGTTGCCCGGTGAGCGTCGTCAACAGTCCCGCCGCCTTGAGCACCGTGCCCGTGCCCGCAGGCCCGGTATTGATCGAGACGTTGGCTGTTGCCGCCGAGGCCGATTGGCCTTGAGCGTTCAGCGCATTCGTCAGCACAATCGTTTGCACGAAAAAGGAAAAGGAATTGATGATCGGTATCACCGCCGCATCCCCGAGTTGGGTCAGCGGCACCGCCCGCGCCACGGCAAGCAGCCGCAGCGCATTGGTTTCGAGCGGGATGGAAGATACCGGCGTATTGACGGGTGCGAGCGCAGCCAGCGTATTCGGCGTGGCAGTGATCGCAGGCCCCGGATTAACTGAAGGCATGTTCGTGTACTCCTATTAACCGGCGATGCGAATGCCGAGCGAGCGATACAGCGACGCGGTTCCGTACAACACGTCCGCACGTGTCGGCTCCGAGTCATTGTTGATCGTGTACTGCGTGACGCAGCGAATGGACATGCCCACATCCTCATCATCGTAGGCACGTACCGCCATCTCCACTCCTTGCGGCAGCGGCAAGTCAGCGAACGCGAGCGCGAACGCGTACTTGTGAAACACCAAGCCTTGCGGCGAGGTGATGTTCGCGTACGCGGTTCCACCGTTGACAGTGATCGCCGCCGACGCTGCGGGCGCTGCATTCACGTTTTGGAACTGCCCGCCCGAGATGATCGCCTCACCGATGGTGAGCGTCAGGAGCCCGGTGCCGCCCGAGATATAAACCCCGGTCAAGGGATTGAAGGTGCCGTTCGCGAGCGTCGCCGCACCGAAGGTCAAGCCCGGGATCGCCGCGCCATTGGGAGGCGTCACAAAGCCGCCCGGTGGCAGAATGACAAACTGCTTCGGAGTCTTGCCGTACTGTTGGCGGTTCTGCGGATTGACCGGGAAGACCCCGGCAATCTGAATCGTGTCGCCCACTTTGACGACCCCGGTGTTGGCGGTCCAGCCACCCGTCGAGAGGGTGCCTTGCTGCGCCCAGCCGACGCCGAGTAGAGCCGTACCCGTGGGGGTCGCGGTCACGGTCGGGGTGCCGCCCTGCGCGCCCGTGATCATGGTCGGAATGTTCTGATCTTCCCACCAATCGAGCCCTGCGAACTGGCGCGCGATCAAGCCCTTTTCCACGTACTCGCCGATCTGCACTTGGGGATTAAACAATCCCTTTACGCTGTCGGTCGCCGAAGACATCGACACGGGATCGAGGACGCAGTTCTTTTCGCCTTCCGTGGGGCAGGCTTCGGACATCAGATACGCGCGAGCGTCGGAGAAAATCTTATAGCTCGCAGGCGCGGTGCCGAAGGTGCCGAGTGTGGTCGCGGTATTGAGGTAAGCGAACTGCGCGGTATCGGAATCGATGCGATTCGCCACCGTCGCGATCTGCGGCCTAAGAATTCGCTTTTTGAACATGTCCATCGACAGTGCCAAGTCCTGCGTGACGAATTGCACGTCCACATGGAATTGGAACAACAGGGGCACGGGGACGAACGTCTCATTGCTGTCTTCGACGTTCAGCGGCGCACCGTAGGTACCAATGTAGCGGGGCGGGCGGCGAACATTACAAGTGTTGCCAATTTTGGCCCCGGTCTGTGCGAATTCGTTTGAGTATTGCCGCTCAACGCGATTCGCGATCACGAGTTCATTCTCTAGTACGACTAGAGCTTCATTCGTGATGTAGCTCATCGTGAGTAAGTTATTCACGTCGAAATCTCCTGAAAATAAAGGGCTTTGGGGCTACCGCGCCTTACGCGCACGGGCCCGCTCGAACGCGCGCAGTTCCTTGAAACTCATCTTCGACGGGTCCGTGTTCGTGTTGACCGTGGTCGCAGAGTTCAAAGGTTTGATGGGCGCGGGTGCGCTCGATGTGGCCTTCGCCGCCGCCGCCAAGGATTCTTGTGATTCCTTTTTCGGCGGTTCATCGAAGGTGGCTTCGAGCTTTCCAATCTCGGCAATCGCCTTGAGCGGATGTAGCTTATTGATGCGTTCAACAAACTCCGGATGCGTCGCCATGTAATACGACACGTCCCCAATGTGATCACTCGCCGAGAGGTATTCGAGTACACGCGTATGCGTTTGCACCGGAGTCGATTCCATGACTTCCTTGAAGTCAGGATGTTTCTTCATCGTCTCGGCGACGCGTGCGCGCGCTTGAATCTCGGCCTGTGCGGCTTCCGCCGCCTGACGCTCCTTGGCTTGGGCGGCCCTGTCATCCGCTACTGCTTTATTCGCGGCATACGCCGCCAGTTCTTCGGCATACTCGAATGCTCGAAATTGCCCTTTATCGTCGTAAAACTTCTGCGGATCGGGTTTGACCGGCTCCGCTGCTTTCTCTACTGCGGGTGCAGCTTTTCCTTTCGATTCATTCAATTCACGTTCTAATCGCTCGGCGCGCTCTTCGGCGAGCCGCGCGCGGTTGTACTGATTCTCCGCAAAGCGCTCAGACTCTTCGGCGGCAGCTTCGGCTTCCCGCGCTTCGCGGTGCTTACGATTGATCGCGGCATTTTTGCGCGTCCATTCGTCGAGCAATTCAGCGGGAATCGCCAAGCCATTGGTGTCCGTCGCTTCGGGAGCGGCGGTTTCCTTATCTTTCGGCGGCTCATCTTTGGACGGCTCCGCGCCCACATCGGCGGCAACGGCTTCAGGTTTGGTTTCCAAGGCGGGTGCGGCACCACCATTCACCGCCGCCTTCCCATCCGGCTTGACCACTTCCGCTTTGCCGGTTTGAATAAATTCATTCAAGCCCTGCGATGTAACTACTTTGCCCATAGAATCCTCTGCGCAATGAAGCGCCTTACTTTCAAATCGAAAAAGAAATCAACGGCGGCGGCAGACCTTGACTTGACTACCGTCCGAGTGCGTGCGCGTAACGCACACGCGATGGTGCTTATGCCGCGCCTGCGCGACCGGTGCGAAGGCGAGCGAGAGTGCCAACGCTGCGGCAATCACCTTAATGAGTGATGCCACTGGGAAGATGCGTCAACGCTTCGACGATGCCGAGTAACAACACCGCGACCCACAGCACCGGATACGGTTTCACGGCAGATAGAATCGCGAGAATGATCGCCGCGATAATCAAGATGAACATGACTGTCAGCATGGACTACTCCTTTGATTCGGCTCTTTCGCCCGCCGCCAATGTTTCACGCCGCGCGACCGTCTCATGCGCCGCTTCCGCGTGCGTGTTGAGCAACTGCGCCGAGGCGTTGATTTCCGCCACATCGCGCGATGTGATCGCACGCACGTGCGTGTCTTCGCGCTTGGTCAGATTGTTCAAGACCACTTCGCCCGACTTGGCCTTGATCTTGTCCTCTTCGACCTTCATCCAGCCCTGCTCGATTTGCGTCTTGTATTTGATTTCAAGCTGCAATTGCTGAATGACTTGATCTTTTTGGCTCGATTCCCGTTGCATTTGGCCGATGATGTTCTGCGCTTCCTTCGGCAGATTGGCGACCGCTTTTGCCATGCCTTGCGGGTTCATCGGCATCAAGCGGTCCGCCAAATCCGATGCCCCAGCGAAGTCCATGTTGCGAATCACCAGGTCAGCGCCCACCTTTACAACGGGCTCCGCGAGCGGGGTCTTCAACAATTCGATCATGGATTCCGCGCCTTCGATGCGCTTGGTTTCGTAGCCGGGACCGGTGTCCATCACGACGTCATAACGACCCACCTTCAAATCGTTTTTGACCGCCATGATCGATTGCCCATCCGGACCCATCACCGGCTTATTGATTTCTTCCATCGACGGCAGACCATCCTCACCGATGATTCGCTGCATGCGCTGCGTCGAGTAATAGAAGGGAATCAACTGCAATAAGATGCGCCCCGTGTGCGAGATGGCGCGCGTCTGATTGTCGTAATACTGGTAGTGCCCGATGTCGGACAGCGCTTGCCGCCGCGCGAGCGCGACGCCAGAGATAGCCGCCCCTGGCACATCCGCCGAAGGGTCATGCGGCATCCCTGCGACCGCCATCAAATCTTGCTGCGCGCCTTGCGCGGCCTGCACCGCGCCCGCAGGCACGGGGACCGCTTGCATACGCTGCGGCGGCGGCAGCAACACCTTGGAGCCGTCCGGTTGCTCGATGAACGCGGGCTCATACACGAGAGCCGAATAGGGCTTCTGATTCGCATCCTTCCATTCGGGATGCCCGTCCAATTGCCCCGCCGCGACGATGAAGGGGGCCTTCGGTGCGAGCGCGAGCAATTCCGTTTCCATCGTGCGCCAGTAGTTGTACATGCGCGCGGGGGCCATCAAATCCGCGACCATGCCCTTGCGACGCACGCGGCCATTCAGGTCCAGCACATCGCCTTCGACGCGAATCACCGGAATCCAAAGATCGGGAAGCGGGTCCGAGTCGTGCGAACGGCGGTCGACGATTTGCCTGCCGTTCATGCGAAACCACTCGACCATCTGCCGCGTCGAAGGACGCGAGACCTTGTTACCCTTGCGATCCTTCAGGTACGTGACCTTCGCCTCGTGTAGCTCGCGTTCGAGCTTTTCGATTTGATCGGCAAAGAGCGCCATGCCGTTCGTCATCCGGTACAAAGTGTCATGAACTTTGCGGATGCGATAATACTCCGCCAAGCGAATCTCTTCTTTGGTCTCCCAGTCGGAGAGCGCATCACCGGAGCCACTGCGCTGAAATTCGACGTTATCCGCATCCGGGAATTCGCGCCGATAATCGATACGCTTCATCTTTTCCGTGATGATGCACCAGTCGGCATCTTCGCCTGCGGGCTTGACCGAGGACGGATCGAAGTACACCGTGAACGGGTTTCGAATCGGAACGATCTTCAATTCCTGATCGAAACTATCCTGCGCAACAAACTCCGAGAGCACCCGCCAATAGCCCCAACCAATCGACACCGCCGATTCGCCGCCCGTGTCATAAGCGATGGACGCCTGCGATATGTTCTCAATGTGACGGATGATGCCTGAGATGACATTCGCCTTGCCCACATCAGCGCCATCGCCCACGGGATGCACTTTGATGCGCGGCCTTTCCTGGCGCATGTTATTGACCACTCGGCGCACGAAGGTATTCGTGTGGTTGATGGTCAGAGACGGGCGCTTATCGATCTTGCGCTGATTGTACAAATCATCCGGCCACTGCTGGCCGTCACGAAATTCCAACGCCTTGACGCCATTCGCGCGGTTGAAGGCTTCGGCTTCCGATGCGATTCGTAGCCGCTCTTCGCACTCGCGCACAATCTCATTATCCGTAACCGCCGTTTCTTCTAATTCACGCGCGACCGATGGCATGCGCTATTGCATCCAGCCTTGAGCATCGGCGCGATAGGCTTGGGAAATCGATTCGAACACCGGAGGCTTGACGCGTTTCGATTCGACCGTCGCGAAACGGCGCATCATCATCGCGTAGCGAGTCGCGGAGATGAGGTCATCGTTCAATTTCACAATGAGCCCGTCCTTACGATGGTACAAACCAAATTCCTCAAACCAATCGGCGAGGTGCGAGAACACCAGCAAACGCCCGGTCTGCATGCGATCCAGCATTTCAGTGACCCCGGCTTCAACGCCGTAGGAGCCATCGACAAACGTCGCGCGCACCTTGAGCAAGTTCAGGCCCTGATCGCGGTATTGCGAGGCCAATTGCTCACCGGAGCCCTTGTCATGCTGCAAACCATCGTGCGGCCACGCCCAGGGCAGCCAGCTTCCCCAATGGCGCACGGCGGCGGCGAACATATTCGGCGTGAATTCACGCGCGCGATAACACGCGGTCACGTACAGAATGTCATTGTCCCGATCCCAGGCGAGACGCGCCGCCGCGCTCGGATGGTCGTAGCCGAAGTCTATCCCTGCGATCTGCGGCCAATGATCGGGGATCGCAAAGGCACGGCACGTCACATCATCGGGGTTTACCGGGAACACGCGGCCACTGCCCAACTGCGGAATACCTTGCGTGCG